ATACCATCTAAGTTGCCAAGCCTGGTTTTTGCAGTGGTTGTGCTCCAGGGAGAGCCAGCATGAGTGAAGAAGTGTATATAAGGACTATCGCTTTCAGAAGAAGTCAAAAATATGCCACCTGTCCCTGATTGCCCATAATTGACTACTGCTGTGCCCTTTTTCCAAATAGGGTTACTATTCGCACCGTAACCACTGCCCTGATCCCTTGTAACTGTATATGTAGGAGCAGAACCTATATTTGTAACTGTAAACCACTCGTCGTCTGTCCCGTCCTTTATTCTTAAAACATCATTTACGGCAAAAGTCTCGTCACCTGATATTGTCATAGTAGAAGCGTCTAAGGCTGTCATATCAGCATTAAGGATGTCTCCACCTAAAACCAAAAGATTGCCGCCTACTATAGAAATAGCTTCCTTCTCAAATACTGTAGTCGTAAGTTTTCCCCGGGCCCTGATATTCTGAAACTCTGCTTCTGTATTGCCTATTCGCCATCCGCTCCCCAGGGCACCAGATACAAAGTCAGAAGATTGTATATAATCATTCGCTCCGTCTATCTGTATATGAGTAGTGCCCGTGTCGCCAACAGTGATCTTTTCATTGGCGTTATCTAAAACAACTTTATCATTGGTAGAATTTATAGTAGTCGCATTGATTGTCCAGCCACCTATCTCACCAGATGTAGCTGTAAGCACACCTTTGATATTAAACGTTCCAGCTGACTTATCGTACTTAACACCTTTACTATTAGCATAATCTCCAAGAGTTACGTCTCCCACATCTCCACCTGTAATATCTATTTTAAATACTTCATTACTACTATCGTCATAAGCCAAGAACTCGCTGGTATCCATCTTTACCCTGGCACCAGAAGCTGCTGTTTGAATAGTCGCACCTGTTACCGTTCCAGCTGTAATAGTTCCTAAATTAGCAGAAATAGCTGATAATTGAGCTACGTTTATATGCGCGTCAGTTATAAGCAACACTTCCATCTCTTCATCAGATAATTGAATAGTAACACCATCAACCTTATCTTCAAGATACCCCTGGGTATCATCAACGCTTGATTTGACGTTATATGCGGCCCTGCTAAGCTTACGGAGGATGTTATTTAATATCACCAGGGATTCAGGAGAAAAGTCTGGTATCATTTCATCTGCGGCAAAAGCACTCACAGTAACAGATAATATCAGCATTATTATCAAGAACTTTTTAATCATTAATCCATTTCCTCCACATCAAGTCTAAATTCAATCCTATCTATATCCCACTCTCCAATACCTTCTTCAGTTATGGTAAACTTAAAAAACTGGCCTATAAGCGAAGGCTCGGTCTCACTGTTCTCAGGAGGTAAATAAGTAAATATTCGCTTATTTACTCCAGTATATTCATCTTCTGAATCAGAAGCAGGATCCACAGCTAAATCTATGGTAATATCACTGTCCACGTCTCCTACATCATTTTTACAGTTTAAAGTGATTGTTCCTGACGTACCTGTATAATAGACCTTGATCCTGGTAATCATCTTCTCACGAAGAGGATAACCTAAGTCTCGCCAACCACTTTCCCACTTGCTTAAAACAGAAGTCTCATAATCCACACCTACCTGGGAATAAAATATCCTAAAGACATATCCATTGGTTTGATATAAAGAAGGAGTGTAATCTATATCAGTTGTTGATAAAGTCACCTTAAACTGAATATATGTATTAGCAGTAACTCCTGATATATCTGATCCAGACGGGTTTGTGTAAGAGCTTGACCATGAAGCAGAAACACAAGCGGCTGCGCTGGCTCCCAATCTAATCTGAAAAGTTATATCCCCATAAGGGCCCAGGTCTTCATTCCAGTAAAGTTTATCCAGACTTGAAGCATTGATATAATAAACTGGTGAAGTCCATGTTCCTCCTGTGTCGGGTCTGTCTATTATTGCATTAGGAAGATAGGTCTCTATACTATTTATAGTAGTTATACTCGCGTCTTTTGTCTGTAATTCTGTAAGCCACCCATCTATAGTGCAATCCCAGCCTATATCAACTATTGGCTTGCTTTCTGTATTATATACCCTGCTGTCGTCAAAAGTTCCGTCATTAAATTCGCTCTTATATCTTATAATTAAAGAAGGAATTGAGCCTTCATGTGCTACTACATATCCATCTGTAGTAGACGAACCTGAATACAGCACGCCTGAATCCGTACCTGCATTAAAAGCAGTAAAGCAACTTATTTCCTTGGTATCTACAACATAAGAATTTCTTACAATATCAAATATCAATACCCTGTTATTTGTAGTAGATCCAGAAGATTCCGAAGTATATGCCATTTGGTATTCGCTTTTAAAGTAAAATCCCGAAACATTATCCAGGTCTATTTGAGATATATCTTCTATCTCAGGAGTAACAGCGTCAGATACTAAATGGCAGGTCTGTCCGTCAAACCTATACAACCCATTCCTTGCAAGATAAATAGTTCCTATCGGAGTTACAGCAGCACTATATTTGGCTATACAACCCACAAAAGAAAACGGATCACTATAATACCAATCAGATACAGCCTTGCCATCTGTATAAAAATTCTGGATAGAATTAGTTTTACCTATGGTTAAAATCCCACGAAAAGGTTTGACGAAGGTTATCTTGTCTCCGTCGTCTACTCGGATTTGTTCAAAATCTGTCGGCAAGAAATGATCAGGGTTTCCATCATCAGACCAATATAAATCAGAAAGATATGTTAAGTTCCCTGAGATGAAAAGCCGCTCCGCGCTAACAGTATAAAGAGTTCCCAAAGGAGGAGTAACCTCTGTTCCGTTTTCTACTGTAGCCAAAGTCGGAGCGGCTCCATCATCAGCGGTATCATCTGTTACTGTATCATTAAGGGTAGTCGTGGTATTATCGCTTAGTGTTCCAACTAAATAAAAAGTATCATCAGCCTCACAATTTGCCTGGGAAGAGTTACCTAATGTTCTATAGACATACCTGGCAGTTGTCCCCGTTGGGCCTATAGGGATATCTGTAAGAGTTATATCTCTGACAGTTGCACCTGTAAGTATAGGGTTAGATCTTGCTTCACTATAATCATACGTTGAGCCATCATACCAGGCCATTCTGTACTGATACCACTTAGCAGCGTCTAAATTAGCCCCTGTATTAAGCTCTGCAAACGGAGCTCCTAATTCAGTACAAAGCTCTGTAGCTGTCCTGTGTCCGTCTGTATTAGCTGTTACATTTACACTTCCATCATATTTATAGACAGGATCATACCCATTACCCATTATCTCCACATCTTTATATGTGACAAATTGGAAGGTTTTTCCATCAGTCAAACTATCCTTAATTACAAGAGCTGTCCCCGAATTATCTACAGCAAGGGTTGTACCTAAAGCCGCCACAGTAAGAGACGTACCATCAGATTCGTAATATCGGTGTACTCCATTAATAGGCCCTGTTCCAAAGTCTAACAAGGTCAGCATTGTGTCTCTCTTGGAAATAGAGCTGAATACCTTATTAGTCCTTACGTTTAAGGCTACAACTGCCTGGTTTTTAGGTATATTATATTCGTTGATATGAGAGTTTAATCCTTCGCTAAAATCATGTATTATAGCACCTCTATTATATTCAGTAGAAGCTAATCCTACAGATGATATGAATAATCCCAGAAGTAAAATAACACCTATTTTTTTTATCATGGTCTTTCCATTGTCATTCTTGAGTCAGAAGAGACATCAGGTCTGTTATCAAATATTCCTTTCTTTTCTTCTCTATCAACTATATACAACTGCATATACTTATCAGCCTCAATAGCCTTATTAAGTATTGGGCTTAACTGCCATTTGACGTAAGCCAGGATAGTGCTATCAAAGATTGTTAATCGCGGATTCTCCGTTGTATCGCCTACAAAAGGATATTGAGAGCTTTTAGTCATGGCGACAGGTTTCTTGCCATAATAGGCCCAAAACCCATCTGTCAAGGAAGTATCAGGCGGCCTTACTATTGTCAACATATCTCCGTCTATTGTATACTTAGTCGGGTCTCCTGAAGTAAGATCTCTCCAGTTAGGCCAGTATTCATCTAATGATTTTAATGTCTCGGGAAGAAGCTTCTTCCAGTTAGATCCATTGTTCCACCATATCCCAGATTCATCTATTGTAAGAAAATCATCAATTTCTTCTGATAAAAGATACTCGTCCACGTCCTCTACTACATCAAATTTCTTATTAGCTTTAAGGCAAACCGTATAGGCCGCTATATCAATAACACCTTGATTGATTATAAGCTGCAAAACAGTATCACTAACCTTTTGAACTTTCGCACCTGGTGTCTGGGCCCTGGATAGACTTTTTAAATTACCTAAATTCATGTCGGGGTCTCCTTTGATTTTATTAAAACTACATT